ATTGATTCTATACGAAGCATGTCTGCAATTATATGTGCTTCTATATTACCACTTTCTACATAAGGTTTAGGTGTTAATTCAGGTTCGTTCTTTTTAGGCATGTTTTACTCTATAATAAATCTTGTTTACTAAATTCCATATTTACTGTACTTGTAGTATCTATTGTACCACCGTTAAGTACTATTCCATTTAATTCATCTTTAAGTGTATCTATGGAATGGACTCCTTCTCTTTCAAAAGCAAATTTAAAAATATAACCTGCTCCTGTTAGTGATGGTGCACCATAATTTTCTAGCACCTGAGCTCCTACTCCATTAAGTGAAACTGGATTATTCATAACAACTGGTTGTGCTCTTAACCCTATCACTTGTACTACACTTTCAAAGTCTTTCTGTGTATTATCTGAAAAATCTCCTGTCCGCGTAATGTTAATAGTGGTAAACAAAGTATAGAATTCTATATTGCCGGAAACAACTTCCGAACTTCCCATTGCTCCGCTTCTTTCTCCTGTTACCATAATATCTCCATATTCTGTGTCTGTATCTACTATTTATCGACTTTGTTAAAATGATCGTCAGAAATTGTACTCAAGAAAAAACCACCCTAGGGTGGTCTTTTCAACTAAGATAAGTTTATGCTAATGCAAATGTTTTTGCTGTTACTGTAGCACTTGCTAAGTTGATTGAATCAACTGTGCCTAATGCTCGTATAACACTTTGTAGGTAAACTGCTAGAGTTTCACTATTAGTTCCGTCATAAGTATCAGTACCTTTTTCTCCATCTACCATAAATGCTATTGTTTGATTTGTATCATATAATGCACTCATGCCTAGGATTGAAAGATTTTCATTTAAAATAGCATGTATAACTGTTTGTATTGTACTTGAAGGTCCAGTTTTTGCGTTTACGGCCGCTCCAAAACCAACTTCAAAAAATGTTGGTTTTAAACCTATAAAAAACTTTTCTTCATTTACATATACAGGATTTACTTTAGTTTGTGCCATGTTATTCTCCTATGTTACTCTACTGCTTATTGCAGTAGTCTTACATGTATTTATCTTTTTTTCAGCCAAAAAAAATCCCCAACTAGTGAGGATTTTTAAATAAGTTTAAATTAACTTAGAATGTGACGTCTGCAATAACGTGACCTGCTATGTCACCGTTTGCTAGGTTATCCGCACCTTCTACTATCATTCTAACAACTGCTTGACCACCTATAGTGATATCACCAATTTTTAAAACTGTTAGATTTAAATTTTGTACTGAGCTAACTAGTGCGTCTAGTTGAGATTGTGAAATGTTACCTGATTGTTGAGTAAAACTCTTAAGGAATACATCTTTACCAATAAACTCACCTGCCGCTACTGCTCTTCTATCCGTTTGTGCCATTGTAATTCTCCTAAATTTTTGCAGTAATTAATTACTGCTTTAACTTTATTTATCATTTTTCCATAAAAAAAGGGCATGTAAAATGCCCTTCTTTATATTAAGTTTAAACTTAACTAACTACCATACCAGTACCTAAAGTTACTGTTGCTGTTGCAAAGTTATAACTATTAACTGCTGATGTGCCAATTGCTCTAAGTTGGATTTGTAAAGATGCCGCATCTAACTGACTTCCGTCAACGATACAATGAATTTTACCACTGTTGTCGTCTGTTACTTCGTACATTAATGGTTGAATCATTTGTAATGCTTTTTCAACTGCTTCACCAGTTGCATCATCTTCTGTTCTTAAATCTGCACCTGTATCAACTAAAATTGCCGCTAGGTTGTGTCTTGAAATAAGACTTCCTGTTACAAATTCAGCAACACCGGCTCCGTTTCCTTTTGTTTGTGCCATTTGGTTTCTCCTAAATTGTTATGCATAGAAATCTATGCGTTACCATTATTTATCTGATTTGGAATATTTTTTTCTAGTGAATGGCGTTAATTACGTTTGACTCTGCTAACACCAACAGGTTTACTTAAGAAAGTACCTAATCTAGCACCAATATCCCAACCGCCTTTGATATCTGCCATTTTGTCTTGCCCAGCCACCTTCATTTTGTCTATGAAGTCTTTTGTACCCTTTCTTAAATGGCCATGTGTTGCATCGCTCCAGCCTCTTCCTTGAGACGCCACTTTGGATAATGCTGGTGTATCTATTTTTCTAAATTGTTTTTTAGAACTTTTATATCTGTCTGGCATAGCAGATATAAATGCATTCATCTTGGAATTATATTCTGCGGAGCCATGTTCTGCACTGGCTATTCCTTTTGCATCTGCAACTGATAAACCAAAAGCAGGGTTTGATTCAGCCGCCGCCTGATAGGCCGCATCAACACTGGATTTACCTAATAATTGGAACTTTTGTTTGAATTCGTTTGCAAATTTTGGACTAAACTTTTTTAGTGTAGCAAATTCTAAATCAGCCCTAACTTCTTCTGAACTTCGTGCCTGTGCGGCACTAGGACCTGATCCTACTGCTGGTGCTTCACTTAATATGTCGTTTATTTTCATTTTTGTCTTTGCCTTCCACTTGCCCAATAACCTGCTATTGCGCCAAGTCCTGTTCCTGCTTTCTTATATTTATCTACATTCTTATTTAGTTTTTGTGCAATCTTTTTACCCGCATAACGACCTGCAACTGCTCCTGCTACAGTACCTCCTAATCTCTTCATTGGATCAGTTTTAGTAACTTTGTCTCTTACTCTGTATTTTTTGTATTTGAGCATACTGGTCATAGGTGTCATTAACTCACTGCCTCTGCCTAAACGTCTTAACTCCTGTACTATTCTGGTTGTAACACTCTGCCTTTGTATATATCTTAAATTTTCCCAATCCATTATTAATCTACGCCATTGCTTGTACATGGATTTTTTAATCTTTAATTGGCTTTCCAATCTAAACAGGTATGGACTTGCCACAGTATCTGTTATTCTATCATTTGCTAACTTAAACATAAATTGCCAATGTGTTTTCTTATCAAACTTAAGGCTATTTAAATGTTTTTTACTACTAAGTTTATTTCTAAGTTTAATACTTTTGCTGTCAGGATTAGATACTAAATATGCTAACAAGTATAAATCTGTTGCGTGACTTCTAAATAATGTATATTTTCCATATTGTGTGCTTTGTTTTGCATAAGACTTTGCAAAATCATGTTGCTTATCATCTTTATACATTAAAAAAGTTATTAATGTGTTTAAGTACAACAACTCTGCCACAGACTCACCAGTAAGTTGATTAAAGCCTGATGTAGTTCTATACAACCTTGCTTCTGATATTTCTTTATCTATTAATTTAAAGTCCATTTTATTTGCCTGGTACTCCAGTTCCAAAGTTTAGTCTGCTAAACTCTAATCTGTCTACTAATTTTAAGGCGTTGCCCATTCTGTCTACAGCAACAAATCCTTCTTCGCCTGTTACCTCATAACCATTTTCTGTTTCTTTAAATGTTGGTAGTTGCCTAATTGTCTCTAACTTTTTAACTATTTTAATTTTTGCTTCTATAATTTTTAGATACAAATCATAAACTGCAACTATCTGTGGTACATTTTGTTTTATAAATTTAACACCCTGTACTAATTTGTCTGTCATCTCGTCTTGCTTTGCCTGAGTTTTATAACCATCTATTTTCTTTTGCATAAAGTCTATATATTTTTGTACAAAACCTTGTGCGAATTTGGTAGGCTCATCAAATGCTCCTGCTCTAATATTATTATTTACATGAGCTTTAAGTTGTTGTAAAAAATCTTTACCAATTAAGTCATTGCCTTCTTCCAACCATTTAAATGTATCTGAATCTATAGATTTTAAATAATTATTAGCCATGGATATTGCATCTAAAACATTACTACTTTCTTCTTTAGTTAATGTAATTGTGCCACTAAAGTCTTTTATAATTGCGTCTCTGTGCCATACACTAGATGTTTGCCCTAATTGACTACTATCGAATCCATAAGATGCTTGAGTATCTGCAAGTGTAGGCCCGCCTTTATATTCGGTATGCCAAACAATACCCATCTCTGAACTACTTATTTGCTTTGCTAAGTCGCTATTAGTAGGTACTGCATATACAATAGTATTTGGCTTAAACACCAGTACTTCTTCGCCATCAATATTTGTAGTTTCTAAATCACTTTTACTGTAAAGCATATCGCCTTGAGCAACTGTATTCCATTTAAGTTTCCTTAAATTTCTTAATGCTGTTTTAAGTTTTACCTGAAGTCCTTCTGCAGGATGATTTTCCTCTATGTCTTTATCTGTAAAATTAATCTTAGGTTTTCTTTGAGCAAAAACTCCTTTTGTACCTACAAAAAACTTTCCTGTTTCAGGATCTTTACCTGCAATAATGGCTGGAGCACCGTCCCATTTGGTTGTCATACTGATTGGTGTTTTTGTATTGCCTTCCAGCATGTCATGTAAACTGTATAGATAGTTTACTGCATCTTTGGCTCCCTGAAAGCCTTTATTAAAAATATTATCCTCTAAATGTTCAAGGTGAGTATTTTTACCTTCTGCTTCAAGTATTATTTGCCTTAAAAAACTTTCTGATAAATCTGCATATCTCATAATGGTTAGGCATTAGTTCTAATTGGCTGTTTTTGATTTCTTGCTTTGTCTATTTCTGG